TTATAGAAGATTGCAACATCTTCTACTTCAAACCATATTGTAGGCTTTAAATTCTCAAATTTATTTTTGTCTTTTAAAATTATTGCAGGTTCTTCATTTCCAATATTATAAGCAACCATTCCCTTATCAGAAAAATCAAATTTCTTTTTTAACCCCAATATTTCCTCATAATATCTTTTTGCTTCTTCCATATTATCTACAGGAAGAAAATAGTTGTCATAATTTTTCATATATTTAAGCCCTTCTTTCTACTACAAACTATACTACTATATTTTATAGTAGTTATAATTAAATGTCAATAAATAATAAAAAAATAATTGCATTTAATTCGTTTATAATTCTTATAAAAAATAGATTAGTTGCACTGAACTAATCTATTTGTATAACTGCTTGTCGTACAAAAAAGACTGTCATTACTGACAATCTTTTCGGTAAATTACTATAAATCAATAACTATAAAATTGTAATTTATTGTTATGTTATTCCATTATTTTATTATCTTTAATTTCATATACAATATCTGCTACATTTTGTACTAATCGTTTATCATGTGATATAAATATTATTGTACCTTTATATTGTTTCATAAGGCTTTCTAATGCTTCTATACTTGGTATATCTAAATAATTATTAGGTTCATCCATAATTAGTACATTATATCTTCCAAGCAACATTTTACATAATAATATTTTTACAATTTCTCCACCACTTAATGTTTTCATTTTTCTAGTAATTACATTTTGGTTTAATCCTAACATTGCTATCATACTTCTTATTTCTGACACCTGATAATCTGATTCTTCTTTTAAAAACTCTAAAACATTTTTTTCTTTTTCAAACTTATATCCATTTTGTGCAAAATAACCAATTTGTACTTTGGGAGATATTTCTATTCCAGTTTCTTTATTTAAAATCATTTTTATTAATGTGGTTTTTCCAGTTCCATTTGCTCCAGTAATTGCTACTTTTTTGCCAAGTGGTATTTTAAATTTTGCATCTTCAAATATTATTTTATTACCAATTTTTTTATTTAGATTATCACTCATAATTGGAACAGGATTATATATCTCAAGCGAACCACTAATTCTAAAATGTATTTGCCTTTCTTTTATTGGTTTACTTATTTCTTCTAGCTCTTCTATTCTTTTTTCTACTGCTTTTGCTGATTTATGAAGTGCTTTTTCTTTACTCCCTGTTGATTTTTGATGTGCTAATCTTCCACCATTTTCTGTACTTTTTTGATTTTTACTTTTTCCAACTTTTTGTGCTTGCTTTTGTTTTTCAGTAATTATTTTTTCTAGCCTTTGCTTTTCATTTATATATTGTTCATATTTTTTTAAGTGGGTTTGCTTTTCTTGTTCTTTTTGTTCTATATAATCTGTATAATTCCCCCAATATTCTGTAATTTTGCCATTTTCAATTTCCCATATCTTATTTACAACTTCATCTAAAAAATATCTATCGTGGCTGATTACTACTACACTTCCAGAATAATATTTTAATGTTTTTGTTATATAATCAATACTGTCTTTATCTAAATTACAAGTAGGTTCATCTGCAAATATGCCATCACTATTTTCTGATAATGCTTTTGCTATTTTTAATTTTGTTTCTTCTCCTCCTGATAGATTATTACCTTCTACATTATGAACATTTAATTTACCTAATATAGATTTATCTTCTATGTTGGTTATATCTATTTGCTCTAATTGTGGAATATATGATATTTTTCCATAAGTTTTAATCTCTGCTGTTTTTAATTCTATTTGTCCTAATAAGACTTTTAATAATGTTGTTTTGCCACTACCATTTTTTCCTACTATTCCGATTTTATCATAGTTATATATTTCTAAATTATCAATATTTAAAATTTGTCTTCCATTATATTCTAAATCTATATTTTTTGCTTTTACTATTAAATCCATTTATTTACTCCTTTATTACATTTCGTATTTTTATACGAGTTACTGTAATAATGTTCTTATCACGAAATAACTCGTGATCTTACCATATTCTTGGTATCATATTTATCTCTCCTCTACAACTTACTATTTATCTGTAAGCATATTATAACACAAAAAGAGCAAATTTTCACATTTGCCCTAAAAATTTATTAAATAATTTTATCCATTTATTTCTGTTCCATCTTTAAATCTAAATACTATGACATCCTTATCTTTAATTGTCGCACTTTCTAGCAAACTTCCCCAAACCAAACCATCAAATTTTGTCAAAAGCTTTTCTTGTTTCTTTAAAGTATTAATGTAATCTTTTATCATCTGATGCTTAGCTGCTTGTTGAGATAATTTAATTTCTAGTTGTTCAAACTTGCATTTAGTTTCATCATAGTTTTTTATTAAGGCATCATATTCTTTTTTATATTTTTCTTGATTTTGTGCTACTCTAGAATTTATATCGATTAGGTCTTGTATTTTTTCTACTTGTTCCGTTAGGCTATTTTCCAATTTTTCTTTTTCTTCTAGCAATTCTTTTTTGTTACATATCTTATCAAGTACTTTTTCTAAATTTGAAATTATCTCATCTTTACTTTCAATTAATATATTAACTACATTTACAAATCTGCTTTCGATATCTTCAGACCTTATTGCGGGTGTTTTACATTTCTCTTTTCCAGAGTATTTACTATTGCATTGATACATTACCCTTCTATACTTATCATTTGAATGCCATACTTTAGCTCCATAGCTACCACCACATTCTCCACATCTAATCTTCGCTGTCAAAATATCAGTTCCACTATACTTACCCTTAAGCATTAATCGTCTATCAATTTCTAATCTTACCATCTCAAATACATCTGGTTCTATAATCGCTGGATGGTTATTTTCAACATAGTATTGTTGTACCTCTCCATTATTTATTTTTTGCTTTTTAGTTAAGAAATCAACAGTATAATGCTTTTGAAGTAACGCATCTCCTTTATATTTTTCGTTGGTAAGAATACTCCTAACAGTTGTAGCATACCATTTTTGTTTATGTCCTGGAGTCTCTATTCCATCATTTGTTAGTCCCTTTGCAATAGCAACAGATGATGACCCTGATAAAAATTCACGATATATCCTTTTTACAATCATTGCTTGTTCTTCATCAATAACAAGGTTTCCATCTTCTCCTTTTTTATAGCCTAGGAAATTATTAAATGGCACTGATACTTTACCATCGGCAAATCTTTTCCTGTGTCCCCATTTGACATTCTCTGATATGGATCTACTTTCTTCTTGAGCTAATGAACTCATTATTGTAAGCAACAATTCTCCCTTACCATCAAATGTCCAGATGTTTTCTTTTTCAAAATAACATTCGCACCCTATATCTTTTAGTTTTCTTATGGTTGTTAAACTATCAACCGTATTTCTTGCAAACCTTGAAACCGACTTTGTAATTATTAAATCAATGTTTCCAGCCATTGCATTATCTATCATACTTTTAAATCCTTCACGATGTTTTGTTGATGTTCCACTTATTCCTTCATCTGTATAAACTGCAACGAACTCCCAATCATCTCTAGATTTAATATGATTTGTATAATAATCGACCTGTGCCTCATAACTTGTTAGCTGTTCTTCAGAGTCAGTAGATACTCTCGCATATGCTGCAACTTTTCTTTTCTTAACTCCATTTATAGGATTGTTATTGAAAAGATTAACTGTTGCAGGTATTGTTCTTACGTTCTTTGTCATATTCTCCATCCTTCCATCTTCTTTTTATTTCTTCTCCCCATTCTTCACGTCTTTTACTATCCCAACATCTAGTTCGTGCATGAGAGTGCCATTCTTTTAATACTACCTTTCCATCGTAAAAATGATATTCGAGCATATCGTTTCCAATTACTATTACTTTTTCTATTTCCTTATCAAAAGTATCTGAATCAAATTCATCTAATCCTAATACTTCTTTTGATGCAAACTTCAATTCATATTCTGGTATTGTTTTAGCATCACATACCTTTGAACTCAACTTTGATTTAGTTTGACAAATCCAGGAATAACAAATTTCATCTTTCTTTTTTGATTGTCTCTTACCACTTCTTCTATAACTCTTACCACATAATGGGCATTTAACTTTGCTAGTAAAACAAGTAGTATTAACTGCTGCATTTGCTCTTATCCCTAGTTCTCTTCTTCTTTTAATTTCTTCTTGAATTTCAACAAATTGTTTCATTGGAATAATTGCCTCGTGGTCGTTTTCAACATAATATTGTGGTAACTCTCCTCTATTTCGTTTTCTTCCTTTTTTAATTGGATCTGGACAATAATCTTTTTGAAGTAATAAATCTCCAGTATAAGTAATGTTTGTTAATATTGCTCTTAATGATGAAGGTGCAAAGTTTCCACCATTATATGCTTTTATTCCTTTTTCAGTTAAATACTTACCTGTTGTTTCTGGGGATATTCCTTTTTGATAATTATCATAGATGAGCTTTACTACTTTTGCCTCATCAGGTTCTATTACCAATTGTTTATTTATCCATCTATATCCATAAATATTAAGACCACCATTTGGTTTCCCTTTTTCAAACTTCTTTCTTATGCCCCACTTAACATTCTTACTTATTGACATTGATTCTTCCTGTGCAAATGAAGCAAGTATTGAAAGCATAAGTTCTCCGTCACCTGATAATGAGTTAATGTTCTCTTTTTCAAATCTGACCTCAATTCCTAGTTCTTTTAAATGTCTTACTGTTTCCAAAAGGTCTACAGTATTTCTAGCAAACCTAGATATTGACTTTGTCAAAATAATGTCTATTTTTCCATTCTCGCAATCTTCAATTAAACGATTAAAGTCATTTCTCTTTTTTGTACCTGTACCACTTATTCCTAAATCTGCATAAACACCAGCAAACTCCCATTCAGGATTTTTTTGAATTAGGTTATTATAAAAACTTATCTGTGCAGAAAAAGAATGCACACTTCTATCCCTTTCAACAGATACTCTTGCGTAAGCAGCTACTCTTTTCTTTGTTGGTAACTCTACTTTTGTTGTTTCAATCTTTGTGATTTTTCGCATTTTGTACCTCCATTTTCTTCATTACTATATATCACTCTAAATGATGTATATATCAAGTTTTATGGGCGATTTTCAAGGAATAATGGGCTTATTTTTGCTGTATATTTTTCTTTTAATTCAGCACTAATTTTGTTGTATTCTTCTTGTGATATTATTCGTTTATCTAACATTTCTTTCAAATAATTCATTGTAATTTGATATGCTATTTCATCCTTAATTTTCATCAGAGCATACCTCCTTACGTTTGCTAATGTAGTAACATTCTCTAGAACAATACTTTCTATTCCTTGATGGATATTCAAGTATTCTTTATTACAAATAGTGCAATTATACTTTTGAGGTACTAATCTTCTTTGATTATCTTTATGAAGAGTCCAGTAAACTTTGCAACAACTATCAGAACAAAACTTTTTCTTTTTTCTTCCTGCAATTTGAAAGAACTTCTTGTTGCATTGCTTACAAATTGTAAGGTTATCTTGTCCTTTTAATTGTTCTCCACTTTTAATGCATCCTGCTATATTTTCTCTTTTACAAAATGATCTTATAGTATTAGGAGAAATTCCTAATTGTTCTGATATTCTTAAATAGCCATATCCTTGATTTCTTAATTTTCTAATTTTTTGTCTTTGTATTTCATCCATGACTGTTACCTCCTAAATAACAGTCAAAAAAAAGTATACGAATTTTACCCTATTAAGAAAAAAATCGTAATTTTTATGATATAATATGAAAGAATTTTATAACTGAGAAGGAGGGATAACATGAACTATGATAAAATGTCTAAGGAAGAACTAATCGAAGCACTAAAAGAATCACAAGATTTAAACAAAAAACTTTTAGATTTAATGGAAATACAAAATAATAAATTTACCGAAATTTCCATCAAAGCATTAGAAGAACAAATTAAATCAAGACATAATTTTTTAGCAGAGTTAGAACAAAGTGAACCTCCTAAACTTTTTAAATCTTTACATCGTGATTGGGAAAATAAAGTTCAATGTACTCAAAAAGATATTGACGATTTAGACAAAAAATTATTTGAAGATTATACTGAATACGGAGAATACCTTAAAAAATTAGGCAAAAAAAATAGGGACAACAATTAAGTTGCCCTTTTATTTATGGTATTAATAGTTTTTGACCTATGCTTATAATATTAGCATTTGCTATGTTATTGGCTTTTGCAATTTCTGAGTATCTGTTTCCATCACCATAATATTTCTTTGCTATAGCCCATAGAGTATCACCTTTTACCACTGTATGATATTTAGCAGATGGCTTTGATGCAACTCCTAATTTAGAATTTACTATTGATTGAATAGTTGAATAATCATATCCTGCATTTGTTAATGCATTTTTTCTATCTTCGCCATTACCCCAATTTCCTGCAATTACCTCATTAGTTATTTCCTCATTTGACTTTTTACTTGTTTCAGGGGCTGTTGTTTCTGATGTACCTTTAGCATAACCATTTAATCCTGCATTTTTAATTATGCTTGGATAATCTTTATATGCATAATCTGTATCAACTCTCATTCCACCAATAATTCCATTTGATGAGTTTTGCCATAATCCAAAATCACCATATTTAAATGATGGTTTATTGCTATTCCATACTGCGAGCCACTTGTCATACATAGATAGTTCTGCGGTATCAATATAATTATTAAAATAATTACTATTTGCATAGATACTTACATAATAGCCTTTTGACTCTAAAAATTCACAGAATCCTTTTATTGCATTTGCTATTTTTTCTTTGCCAATTTGCTGATGTCTATCTTCTTCTACATCCATGCAAATTGGATATTCAAATTGTTTTCCTTTTAAACAATTGTTATACACATATTCAGCCTCTGATTTTCCTTTTTCATAAGTGTTAGCACAGCTATACCAATAAGCTCCTACAGGTATTCCTCTTGATTTAGCTTTGTTATAAAAATCTTCAAAGCAATTATCCTTATTTTTATTTGTGCCATCTCCACCCCAACCAGTAAATCCTGCTCTTAAAATTAAAAAATCAACTTTTGCTTTTATTTCATCAAAGTTGATCCCTTTTTGATATGATGATATATCTAATCCTTTTCTTTCCATTATTCATTACCTCCATTATCTTTTTTTAATTGTTCTAAAACATCTATTACTTTTTTAGGCAATGGTAATCCCATTGAGCCCCAATTTTCTAATATAGATATCCCTTCGTTTGCTACAAAAAAATAGATTACAAGGGTTCTAATTGCACCTGTATCACCTGTTATCGTGTCTAACTGTACGGCTAGGGCAACTATTATCAAGTAACCTATTTTTTTAATTATTCCTTTAGCTCCTATTATGCTGTTTAATTTCTTATTTGATATTGCTTCACATACTCCTGTTACATAATCAAGTAATATGAATATCAATAATGTTTTTAATGCCACATCTAAACCTCCCAAAAAGTACACTACTGTAGTCAGTAATGTACCTGTAATAAAATTAAATATATTTTTCATTTTTCTTTTTCTCCCTTCTAATGTAGTTGTGTCCATCCTTCTGGTGTAGAAGAATTAACACCTTTCCTTTGATAAATTGAACCTCCTGTTGTAAATAAAAATTGCCATAGCCAACTGCTACTATCAGTCTTTCGCCATATTCCACCATCATTAGTTAATACCATTAATACTCCATATATTTCTCCAGAGTATGGAGCATTTGAATATGAATGTCCTATTGAATATAATCCTGGAGTAATAAAGTCATTATTATTAAAATCAGACGAACTTGTTGATTTCCATTCTAAAAACTTTCTTGATCCATATGTATTTAATACTGATTGCAGTGTTGTCTTATTATGTACTACTGAACTACTATCCAAGTATGTATTGTTTTTAAATTTAATTGATTTACTCATGCTATCCTCCTCCAAATATAAACTGCAAAATATGGTGGCATACTGCTTTTATCATCTGTAGCACCATATAAGCCAACGCCTACACCTTTTGTTCCTGGATTAGTTGTAGAACTATAATCTGAATTTGCTGTAGTAAGCCACCAATAGCCTGATGTTTCTTTAGGCATAGTACCAGCTGTTGTAGTATCTCCTTGATAAAATGTATCCGCATATTTTCTCATGTTAGCACCACCTTTAGAAGAAAGACTATGATTGTGAATTTCATTTCCACCTGTACTTCCAGTTGTATATTTCCCGCCTGCGCCTAACATAAATTTATCTTTTATCATTTCCCATGTTCCACCAAAATATGTTGATGGGTTCACATCACTTAAAGATAAATAAATACTATCTATTGGATAAAAAGAACATGGATAAATAAATTCGTTATTTCTATTTTTAAATTTAATACCTTTGCTCATTTAGCTCACCCTCTTCCACATATAAACTGCAAGGTACGGTGGCATATTATTATGAGCACCATTTCCACCTGTATTTTCTACACCATTTGATGACCAATTTTGTGTGCCTGCACTCGGTCCTGCCCATTGTGTATAATTTCCATCTGGTGGTCCATCGCTTAAATTAGAAGATGTTCCATATTCTCTACGAACTCTATGACTATGGGCTGGTATTTCATTAGTTGTTAGTTTATGAGTTGCCTCTCCACCTGTACTTCCATTTGAATATGTACTTCCACAAGCCAATAAAATTTATCTTTTATTTGTTCCCATTTTCCTCCAAATATAGTTTCTGGATTTGTGTTATTAACTGACAAATAAATACTCCCAATTGGATAATATGGACAAGGATATATTTTTTCTCCTTTTTTATTTCTAAATTGAATACCTTTACTCATAGTACCACCTACCAACTTGAAATCACATCATATTCTAATACTTGGCATCCGTTAATTTCTAATGATTCCTCATTAACAGGAAAGCAATTTATTCCCACTGATAACTTTTTGCTATCAACAAAAAATATAAATTGACCTTTAGCTAGTATTACATTGTAAGTTATAGTTCCAAATTTATCTTTTATTATTATTTGAAAATTCCATGCATATTGTTTATCTTTCGTCATTGTTATTTTAGTATTATTTGCTATTGTCGTTGCACTGCTATATGAGCTTTCTGTAGTCTTTTTATATGCATAAGTTATTGTTATTGTGTTCTTACCATTTACACTCGAATAAATTCCTGCGACTGTTAAATAAGTTTCATTTTCATAATTATTTTTTCTTTTTAATGTTATTATTCCAGAAGGTAATGTCCAAGATAGGAACATTACAGTTTTTGAAACTATTGTAGAGTTTCCTCTGCTATCAGTAACCTTAACACTTAATGTTAAATTCTCGCTAGAATTTATTACTCCATAATCTATGTTTCCAGCAGATGTTATTAATTTAGTAACTCCATTAATTGTTGCCTCATATTTACTAATACTTGCACTTTTCTTTGCTGTTGCACTTGTTATAGTTACAAGTAATTCAGAAAGATTTTGAACCAATTGTTGATTGTTTCCTGTTACTGCAGTTGTTGTAGAGTTATTATCTTTATAAGTTACATTAGAAGAGCTAAATGTTGGATTTCCATTTACTATCGTCATAGTTCTATCTAAATATGATGCTGATAATTCGGTTGACCCACTCATGCAACAAATAGTAAATCTTACTGATAAAGTGTTACTTGTTGTACATAATGCTCTTAATCTATTTCTTTCTGGTTCACTTAAATTAAATGTACAACTTGTTGTTGTACTACTTATATCTCTTGTTATTAGCTGAGGATTTCCTCCTGCCTCCATTTTTGCTCTTAAACTAAAATATCCTCCACTTGGATTAGTGAAGGACATTGATGGATTTTGTTCATCATTAAAATTATCGGCTGAAGAAATATTTGAATATCTTGCTATTCTAGGTAACTCCCACGAACCACTTCCAGATACATTGACTGCAACATAGTAAATACCTGCCTCTGCTGATGCACCAAAACTTCTTGCTCCATCAGAATTATGATAAATTCTTTTTGTACCACTTGCAACAATTGTACCATTGTATAAACTTATTCTATCTGAAGAATAATAAACTTGCTCTCCGTCTATAACAACTTTGAAATTTCCTGCTGTATACCATGATGTTGTTGATCCACCATTACCTACTAAATTCCATCCAATGTCTGTATAATTTCCACCTATGTCTTGACTATTAACCCACCAATTGAAAGTTAAATATCTAACACTATATGCATTTGTGTCAAAAGAACCACTACTTGCCATTATTCCTCACCTCCTATACTAATGGAACTATTCCAACTCCTGTATTGTCGGTAGTTTGTATTCCAAGCCACCTCACTAAACCACAAAGAGTTATTTCTTCTTCAATTACTGATTTCTTCATATGGAATTCATCACCATTCATCCAAAATATTTTATTTCCATTACTATCGTAACCAGTAAATTCATTAGGACTTATAACAACTTGACTTCCATCAGCTCCATATATGATTATTCCATTTTCATCAAATACTCCAATTAATTTATTAGACTCATCATATATTTCTATACGACCTGCCTCATTGATTTTTGCTCCGACTTTGAAAGTACCACCTTTAACCATTGTTGCAGTCATGTTTATACAATTTATAGCCTGCATATCAAGAGTTCCATCTATAAGCCATGCAGATGTAAATTGACCATTTATCCCTGTATTAGAGAATCCAATTCCTCCTGCATTTATCATCATTACATTTGTTGCATCTTCTTTTGGTAATGCATCTACTACCAAGATTTTATCTCCTTCATAAATAACATAGCTGTTTCCAAGAGTTCCCCATATCTTTGATGTAGCCTCAGTTAGTTCTGTTTCTAATTTAGCTTTAACTGTATCATTTGCAATGTTTATATTTTCTTGAGTATCTGAATTGATTTTATTTATTAAATCTTTAAGTCCTGTTTTATAATTTCCAAACTCTATCTCTATGTATTTATCAAGAATGCAATCATACTTTAATGAAATTACATTTGTATTCAAATATAGACCTAATTTTTCATGCTCTACTACAATTGCATCTCCTAAGTCGACGACCTCATCTATTATTGCTTTTACTTTGTAGTTGCATTTCATATACTTATTTTCAGTCAAATAAATAGAGGTTTGATTTCTCAAGTCCTCTATGAGTGCTGCTTTATATTCATCTTCTTTAACATTTCCTTTTTCATCTTTATAGTCAGCTTGATCTATATCTTGATTGAAACTTATTACTTTTGTATAAGGAGTTGCATATTGTATATCTGATTCCAAATATACCTCTGGAAGTGTTATTCCATCGTATCCAACAGGTAGTATTTTTGTTACTACATTATCCCAATCTTCTGTTGCTTGAATATTAGATGAGTTCTTTCCATACTTAATAACAACTCCTCTATCTTTTCCTATATTTTGTTTAATACCTATTATCCAATTATCTCGATATAAATGTCCTCCCCATTTTTCTACAACAATTGATATTGCCTCTTCAAAACTTTTTCTAACAATCTTTGCTGAATTGTTTCCTTCTATATCAGATATTGTTGTAAATGGTGTTTCTGTATCACAAGCCATATTAAAATGGTCTAAGGCATCATTACAATTTTTATTATCTACATATGAATTAACAATTACATATTTTGATGAGTCTTTCCATAAATGATATCCTCTAACTGTTATTGTATTATTTTTTCTTTCAGGATTAGTTAATCTAAAACCTTGCTCTCCCCATCTAGTATTTGCTCTTATTATCATTCCTTCTTGAATATAGTCCAAATCATCAACATTAGTTTCAATATCAATGTAATAATCACCGTTGTCTTCTAAATAAATTTGAGCCTTCTTTGGATGTAGAATTTTAAGCCCATTATTATTAAATAACCTTTCATTCTGGTTATAAATTTTTATCATTATAACCACCTCGACTTCGGTTCAATTTCTATTTTGGTTAAAGTTCCAGTCCAAGATATTGTATTTGTTCCAACATCTAATTTTGGAAAATCTCCTACCATCTTTCTATTACGATATGATTCATTGTAGTATGACTCTTCTTCTAATGAATTAATAACCACATATTCTTCTTCGCTTGGGAACTCATATTGAAATGTATTTACTCCATTTACGGCTATTTCAACTTTACCAGTTCCATACAATTTTATTATTGGTTTTGCCTTTTCTAGTCCTTGATTTGTAACACTAACAGATTTTTGTGTAGTAACATTTAAAATAACTTTAGTTTCATCTTTTAAATATTTAAAAGGTTGAACATGGAATTTTACTATTGCCTTTCTCATCATTAATAATCTTTCATAATCTACATCATCATATATACTAGCTATATACACTTTATTTGGTTCATCACTCAAAATAAGTTCTCCGTCCCCTGTGAAATATTTTATTATTTCATCAATATCAAAGTTTCTTGTTAACCCAATACCTACATTTTTTGTATAGCTTTCATATCCTAGTTTTTCTATTATATCGCCATCTCTTCCCTCAATTTCAACTTTATTAACTTTCATTTTAGGTTTGATAATCGGTGGAGTATCAGTGATAATAAGACCTTCAAATTCTTTGTTGGATTTATTTTTCCATATAATCTCTGCCATTATCCATACACCACCCTTTCTACTTTATCTACTATTAGTTCTCCAAAAACATCATCTGATATTCTAATTGTCATACCACTTAATGCTTGTTGAAATGCACTAACTAATACATCTTTTGAATATGAATTGTTATTCATTCCTAATCCATCATAATCAGCATTCATTCCTACATTAAAGTCTGTTGGAATTGAATCCTCCATCATATCTGATACATTGTTCATTTCTTGTGTAAATCCTTCTCCTAAACCAAGTGCTAAATTAGAACCTATTTCATCTCTAAATACTCTTGATGGAGAATGGATACCAAAGAATGATTTAATACCATCTAAGATAGCACTTCCAAATCCTTTGATTTTATTGAGTACCCAATCCTTGGCATTATTGATACCATTCCATAATCCTTGAATAAGATTTTTACCTACATCTGCCATTGATTCTATTCCACTTTTAAATCCTTCAACCAATCCAGATATAATTTGTGGTACTGCTTTTAATATTTCA